TTATACTTTTTTTCAAAAGCCTTTTCTTCATATGTATCATCACCTTTTGCGCGGATTCTAGCCAATTCTTTATCTCGTTCAAACTTGTTTGTTTCATCGATGTCTTTTTGCTTTTTTTCTTCTTTTTTAACAAAAGCTGAAATAATCGGATCAGCAAGTGCTTGTAATCCTTTTGCAGCACCAATGCTAACTAACTCTTGTTGCGCCGAGGGAACTTCATACTTGGGCATTGGAGTAAACTGAATGGATACTCCAACATCCAATGGCTTTAACGATGCAAGAGGACTCACTCCAAGATTTGCGGTCTGTGGAGTGAATGAATAACCACCAGTAGGTAGTGCCATAATTTACACCCCGCCGAATGTTAGTCCAGATGCTGATGGCATTACAAATTGGTTAACACGCTGACCACTTGCTCCTGCGCCCTGATTTGCCATAGCAGCAGTTGTCATAGCGGGGTTTACCATCATTGGGTTTTGAAGGTTCGCGCCACTAGATGGTAAAACTCCAGACGCAGCACCGAGGTTGGAAAGCGCACTTTGACGAGCAGCATTTACATCGTATCCAGCACCAGTTACTGCCGCTCCTGCGCCTTGTGCCGCAACTGAACCTCGTTGCCGTGCGGCAGCATCTTCTGCTGCTTTAACTGCGTTCATGCCACTCATGCTTTGTTGCGCTCTTTGCGCCCCTTCGCGAGCAAGCATTGACGCTTGTTGATTTTGAGCCTCAATCATGGCATTGCGTTGCGCGAGTTCTGTGTCTCGGCGAGCGATGGCAGCTTCTTCTCGGTTTTGTCGCATTTGTTCCAACAAGACTGGGGTATTGTCTGGTGGTGCTGGTGGTTTAGGCATTGATCCTCCTCCCATAATATTACTCCTTAATTTTAATGTTGATTGTTGTTTTTGTTGTTAATGAAATATATAATATATTTCAAATTGTCAATTTACTTCTTGCCTCTTTGCATAAGTCTGATCCGGGTTGGAATTTCCTGCAAGAATTAGGTCTGTCTGCATATACCATGCAACAAACTTTTTCTCCTACCTTTCCATCCAGAGCAATGCAACGAGAGTCAATTGTTTTCATTAGCGGGTAGTCTTGCCTTTGCATTTCTTGCGGGATACCAGTCGCATCAGATCGATCTCTTCGTAGTATCGGCCATGACCATTTGAAGCAACAACAAGCACCGCATTTTTCGCAGTTGTATTCATCTTGCATTACCCCACTTTATTTGCCCCGCCAAATTTGTTTCCATAAGCACCAATTGCAGAAGTGCCAATCGATTTAAATGCGTCTGCCCAGCCTTGAGATACTTTTTCCTCGCCAGATGAAGGAACATCATAAGCACTCATCGATGCAAAGCTCAAGCTGCCACTTCCATCTCCACTTGCTCGTTGCATAGCAGACCATGCTGCAGCGGAATCAGATTGTGATTTTGCTGCTCGTTCATACGGAGACGATGCTGTTTGCCCTGCTTTGCTCAACAAATCTTTCATATATTGATTTTGTTGTTGCTTTTGTTCAGGTGAAGTCGTGTCTGGTTTATAATCTGGTCTAGGTTGCGCTCCTGTCCCAAGTTCTCCAGCAAAGAAATTTTGAATTGTATCACCCGTCCTTCCAAGTGCGTTAGATGCACTGCCAACAATTCCACCAAACTGGCTATTGGGAATAGGGAAGTTTATTGATTCCGATGCTCCTATTGAACTTCCTGCATTCGCTGCACCTGTCCAAGGTTGAGGCATTTGTTGTTGATTTGATCCACCCATATTTTTATTTTTTGTTCCAAGTTACTGGTTTAAATCCTAAATCTGGTATTACGATGTCTTCGTAAGGTGCTAGATGTGAAATGTTAGTAATCTTTGCTTTTAGCTTTGGGCAATCCACATATTGTCCTTGATGACGATCTACACAATTTAAACAAGTTGGATAAAAGTCGGCATTGAGTGACTTGTCTGGATTATTCATCCATCCGTGCTTGCCTTTTACATATCGTGTTGGGTCTGGCTGCACATTGTTAGTCTCAAGGTATTCGTAAACATCCTCGTCAGTCCAATCTTTTAGCAAATAAAGCGAGACAGGGTTTCCGTCAATGTGACGGATATCTTGTGCCAATGGGACATGACCTTTAATTAAATCAGTATCTGAAAATTTAGTGCCAATCCATACTGCATTCCACGGGAAATTAAAATTTCCAGTTGGACGCATTAAAAAATCATCAACGCCACACATATATGGTTCATTTTCTTTTGGACGCTCGGTTCCTAAAGATAAAACAATGGAGTTTTTACCCCATTGGAAATAATGAAGAAGATCAAAGCGAACATCACCAGTTTCCACATCAGGCCCATCTGCAAGAGTATGCTTGAATGCGGGATATTCATACATAGTCAATTGCCAATCCCTGATTAGCTTGTCAGAATATGCATATCTTTCACGAAATTTAGGTTGTCGAAATTGAACTACTGGCAAGTCAATTCCACACTTAAATTTTAAGAAATGAAGAAGGACAGTTGAATCCTTTCCACCAGACCAGAAAACAACAGCATTGGACCATTGCTTGTTCCAACGAACTGCTTTATCGATTGTTTTATGTATTAAATTTTTCATTAAATAATAATTGCCGCGCCAAGTGCCGCTCCACCAACCGCTCCACCTGCGCTGATCCATGATCCAGTTGCTGCATTTTTGCTTTGTGCGTTTTGCGCCATGACTTGGTTCATCATGTTGTTGTAATTTTGAGTATCAGCAACATTTGCTTGGTGGGCAGATTGTATGTTCCCCATTGAGCGATTAATCGCATCCTGTGCGGTTTGTCCTAGCCCTTGCGCTCCAGATAGCACACCACGCTGCCATTCTTGCAAGCCTTGTAAATTTTGAGCTTTCGCGGCTTGCTGTCCAGCAACCAATGCTCCGGGGTCAATTCCTCCCTGCATTTGAGTTGCATCAAGATATTTTTGGCGAAGTGCCAAATCTTCTAAAGCAATTTGTCTTCCTTGTGCCGTGGATTGATCAAACATTGCAGACCTACCAATAGTGGAACCCATGTCAAGTCCAGTTCCCATCATTTGAGCCAATCCCCTAGTTCTTGCCCATTGATTTAACTTTTGTTGCCAATTTTCTGGAGATGTAATTTTTTCAACTGCTTCTCCCACGCCTGCTCGCATTCTTGCGGTTGCTGGATCAACAGACTCTTCAAATTCCCTTGCGCGGTTTGCATTTTCAATGCCTAACTGAAAAGCCTGTTGCGAAACTTCGCTAGGATTAAATTCTTGATAGATTGGCTTTAATTGGGTAGCCATTTCAAATAATTTACCTTGAGATGCAAGCCCTCCATACATCCCTTTGTTAGCCTCGGATGCCATCATCATGTTTAATTCAGGTTTAGGTTGCTGAATTTGAGGAGTATATGTTTGTCCACCCATAAGTTTGCTTAAGTTAAAGAGTAAACTTCCCTCTTGAGAGGAGTCAACCCTAATTTTTTGATTATTTCGTTTGTAAATGTAGGTCTTTCTTCGGCTAGAGGAACCCCAATAAAGCCCGGCGAGTTTATAATTTGCGAATGCGCCCTCCAGTCACTCATTACTTGTATAACATCCTGCGGTCTTGTATATTTTGGATGAAATGCAGGATATACTGTTGGGATATAAACATGATCAGAGTACCCAAACAACACCCCGTTTCTGTAATGAGCATAAACATTAATGTTAGGATGCTCTATAATTTTGTGATCAAAATCTTCAGCAAAATCAACAACCTCCAAGAATTCATTGGTTCCGTTTTGAACAAGTTTATATTCAATTTTTGGCCTCATATTTATTAATTAAATCCTACTAAAATTTCATCTGGGCTTGCTATAGTTTGAGTGTAATTAGCGAATCTGTCCGCTTGCGCTTTCAGAATGTTGCTGCGGGTAGAATTACTTCCACAAATCGCGCATGGCAAACAATTATTTTGCCCAGTTGTAAATGGAATAGAAGAATAAATTGGCACAACTGGATCATCGCCGAATGGTGATAAAAACTTGTTCGGGAAGCTAGTGACTTCTTTAGTTGCTGTAATTATAGAAGGCATATTAACAAGGGTTCTGCGCTTTGAATTGTTGCGCTGCGGATGTTGCAGCTTGAAGCGCAAGGATTCCAGCTTCCTCTTGAGCGTGTTCAAAGCTAATGTACGAAAGAAAAGTTGCTGACGCAGTAGCTGAAATTGACTTTGTCGGATCAGCATCACAAGTTAATGTTGCGGTCTTCCAAACTTTTGCGCTATACGAGTTGTCATTCGGAGATTGTTGTTCGTATGGATTTGGCAACAGATCAATTGACAATGTTTGACCAGTCTGTGCAACAACGCAAGACTTTGTCTCGTCTCCTTGCGGTACACCAGTAGATTTTTCCTGCCAAGGGTCCATAAACAAACGAACAATCTCTACTCCAAATTCTCCACACCATTCAATTAATAACGAGAATGCCTTATCAACATCATCAGTCAAATAAGATTCGCAAGTAGAAACAAGAGAATTGCGTTGAGTTGATTCAGTTGTAAGTCTGCGATATTGAGAATTTAAAAATCCTAAATTCTTGATTTCTGATTCGTAAGGAGTATTTTCCCATTGGTAGTCGGCAGTAACCGCTAATAGGCGTTGTTCTAGGATTGGATTATATGATCCTTTACTTCCTTTAAAAGATACTTTTAAGTCAACTGTGCCACCAATCTGTGTAGATTCAATTTCAGCATACACAAACTTCTTTAAATCCATTTCATCTCCTAACAATGGAGTTTCAAATTGAGAATAAATTCGATTGTAAAGCGTAGTTGTTGTTTTGTCTGGATTAATTTGCAAATATGAATCAACTCGTTCTGGCTGGAACGATTCCCATAGATGGTTGAATGATCCATCGTTAGTCGCTGCATAATCGACAGAAAAGTGAAAACAACGAGATTGCCCATCAATAACTCCTGTAGCCCATTCGACTGGGCGAGTTCCTGTCCACACCCCGGCCCATGCTGGAAATCTGCTCTCTCCGCTCCCCCATTCAGAAGCGACAGCATAGTCCATTACCATCGTGTCTGAATTTAATGTCTGCAAGTAAGGGATAGAATAGAGCAAGTAGTTCTCGAAACCAGTGGCACAAATCTTGGTTGGGTCTGCTGCCATGAGTCTTTTGGCTCTTGCCATTTCAACATCTTTGAATAACACTTGCGAGGACAGATACGATGTCGCTGCAATATCACCTGTCATCAGACCACCTTGAGCGTACCACCACATCTGACCCGCTTGGAAGGCAATTGACTTTCCAGCAATGCAACCAACAGTTGGATAAAGTGTAGATTGGAAGTTTTCAGTTGTGACCCATTGATCTCTATCAAGGATACCTGATTTTAGCTGGAATGTAGACCGATCAGTAAATACGATTAATCGAGTAGAAGTATCTTGGCCGACATAACTTGTCATTCCAGTAATTGGTCTAGAAAAACTAAAGTCCCCACGGGAAGTTCCTGATTTTCGTTCTTGAAATGAAGTAGGATCACCTAAATCTGATGCTAGAACAATATTCTTATCTGCAATCCACATTCTATTTCCAGAGTATGCCATCCAGTAACCTACGGGGATTGTAGAAAGTTGTGTTCCTGCTTTATCAGAACCATCCCAGTATGAAGGATATGAAACTCCATCTTGAATCATTACAATTCGGTGTGCTGGAGTCGCGAATTCTTCAGTTCCAGTTGAAAGATTTGCTGATCGAGTTGCAAGTGCAAAAACAAATTGATCAACATCAGGGTCCATTGAAATGTTTTTAAGACGGAAATCCTCCCAATTGCTTGGTTGAGCTAATGGAAAAGGAGAATAGTAGACTTTTCCATTCACCGCAAAAACCATGTAGGACAACTCGCTTGCAATAACTCCATTTCCATTCACATCAAATATTTTAGCTGGAGTAGTTGTAATGACTCCATCTCGATCTTGAGTGATTGCAGCTTCTTTTTGCTTGTTAGCCGAAAATAAAATACCTCCTTGAAAATTCCCAGCAGGAAGGGACAAATGCATTTTATGTCCCGGTCTTGTTTGAACAATGCCACCTCTAACAGTAACATTTACCCCCCATTTAAATTGATTTTCTGGCAATAGCCAAGGATTCCTAACCGAGTTAACTCCCTGAATCCATCCTGATGAAACCTTTTTAAGTCTGCCAGATGTTATGTTATCGCTTTTCATTACTAAAACATAACTGGATCAGTTCCATCTCCATATGTTAAATTATTTATTTGAGGAGGAACAAAAGCGTGACCATCTTGATGATCTTGTTGATTTTTTAAATAAGCCATTGCAAATCCCCAATAACGCAATGCTTGTTCAGCAAAATCTTTATCCTCAAGATCGCAAGCGTGTACAGCAGTAATAATTGCACGGGTATGCTCAATAGGAACATAGTCATATTTGCTAGTAATGATTGGAGGCTTAATTCTATAAGCGATTCTTGCCCATGCACATGGTTTTCCAATACGAATCCTGCGGTATTGTGGATTAACTTCTTGTGGATGATACTGCCCAATCAAAGTTAAATCGTTACTGCGTCCATAGTCCATTGCATACAAACTAACAAAACTATCAGTAAGTGGCTTTTGAATATTAGCTACACTCTTTACTAAAATAGCATCTTCAATCGCATCAATGAAAAATTTGCTATCTACAGATAGTCCGCTTGTGTAATATGAAATTCTTCCAGTAGTGCTTGATAAGTTTTGCGCTTGTGCCTTGGTTGTGTAAAGTTCAAACTCATCGTTGTTGATGCGACGAATAAAATAAGTAGTTTCAGCAACAAGACCTGATGGCAGCACATCGCCAGAATCGGATCGTACAGTCACAGATTGACCTGTAGTGTAAAGCGAAGCGTCCGCAATAATGCTTGTGGATGGAGATGC